AAGCAGATTGCACGGCAGGAGCTCCATATTGAGCCTATGACGGGTTCTATCGCGATAAACGTGAAAGTATACAGGGGCATTCAAAAAGCCGGTAGCAAGCTTACTAAGCGGCAAAAACAGGACGGCATCATTAGGCCAACTGTTAAACCGGATACAGACAACTATTACAAAGCGGTGTCTGATGCGCTGACCGGGATTGTGTGGGTAGACGACAACCAAATCGTTGAGATGCATGTTAGCAAGTGGTACAGCGACACACCGCGGGTAGAAATTGAGGTAGAGGAACTATGTCACAAATGCTGAAATTACCGGAGGAAATCTAATGGGATTATATAACAGAGGCACTGTGGAAAGCTGGAAGGCGTCATTACGCAATGCCAGACATAGTGGCAATCCGCTGACAATCAAAGTTGATGAGCTATGTTTGAAGCTGGCTATGTCCGGCATGACCATCGCTGACTTGAAAGACAACGATTCACGACTGGTCGAAATTCGGCAGATCGTGCCACGGCGAAAAGATGTAATAGAGCCTACCGCCGCCGAAATCAGGCGTAAGGAACGGAACGAAAAAATCTGGAACTTGCACCTGAAAGGCTGTTCGCCAAAGCTGATTGGCAATGAAGTCGGCATATGCGCGACAACCGCGCTAAAGCTGGCCAAGCAGTTAATGCGTGAGCACAACAACGCAATTGACTACACGCAGGTTGCGGTCGAACGATTGACTAAGGAAGGCCAAACAGTCGGGCAAATAGCACTGACCTTAGGATATAACCAGAATACAATTACGGCAAAGCTAAACGCTATGGAGCATAGATATGCTTAGCATTATGGCAATCGTATTCATCGGCATTGCGATTGTCGAAATCGGCTTCTATATGAGCATTGTAATGCCAATCATATTTTTATGCCTGGCCGTGGTAGCAATCTGGGGTTCAGTGATGATGGAGGATAAGAAATGAAAATTATTAAGGTAGCACTAGCGGTAACTATTTTCCTGACGTTGGCAGCAACAATCATTGCAAAAACGTTTCAAGGAACAGTGCTTAACACGTTAATGGCCTTGGTTATCCTAGAACTACTTGCAAATATTCAGATTAGTGAAATCGCAGATAAAATGGAGGCGCGGAAATGAGTCTATATGCAGTGAAGAACGACAAGGGCGATTACTTAAATGGTGTGGCTGGTGAAAAACCAATATTTGGTGGTTTAGACAAAGATTGTGTATTGAATGGTGAAGATGCCGGATGGTTGGCTGGTCGTGGATACGGCCACGTCGTCGAGCTGATTGAGGCCCCGGCGAAGGCCGTGGTGAGCGAAGAAGCTGTTGCCAAGATTTTACGCGAGGCAAAACGGTATGCCGATGATTATATTTCCGAGGATAAGTTGGAGTTAGAAATCAAAATGGCGCTCTCCGCTTACAAGCCTGCCGGTGTCTCAGAGAAGGACGTGGTGAGCCAAGAGGAAGCGAAGATGCTGGAAAAGGCCAAAAATACAACCGTGTGGCGTCCCGCATCAGTCATAGACAAATATGCATACGAGCATGAACGACAGGCAGATGATGAGGTACTTCTGGAAGACCGTCTTATGCGCGCCTACGTCAACGGCTGGACGGTCGAGAAACCGAAGCGCTACGTCCTGCCAATGCCATACGGAGCGGACGACGATGACCCAGATAACAGCCCTTACGCGGCGGTGAATAGAGACTATCATGCGGGGCCAGCGTGGTATCAGGGACCTTGCGTTTCATTTAAGAAAGCACGGGAGCACTACTCTGTCACCCAGGCCGACATCGACGCGGCGCCGGCTTGGGTGCGCGCAATCACACCCGTGGAGGTGAAGGACTGATGGCAAGCAAGTATGTTCGCCGCGTGAAAAAGGACCTCACCCGACAACGGGTTGAGGTTTTGAAAAGCGCACGGAAAGAGTTATCTGGTTCTCCTGCATATAACCAGCCAAAGCGGTGGAGGTTATCCAACCGCGTGTACAGCAAGTGGGATGAGCCACAAATCGTGGAGGTACGAGATGAGAGAGATTAAGTTTCGAGCGTGGGACGGTGAAAAGATGGTTGAAGTCGCCGAGCTTCACCTCAACACCAAAGAGTTGTTGGTAGACGATGAAGAGTGGCTGAGCATGCACCATTCACCACTCATGCAATTTAATGGCCTGTACGACAAGAACGGGCGCGAGATCTACGAAGGCGACGTTGTGCGAGTTCAAGAGACGATGGACGGTGGTCGAATCGTCTGTCTCGAAGCGATTGCCACCGCTGTCTGGAATGAGGAGAGAGGATGCTGGGGCTGTGAAGGAGAATTTAGTGGTCATTTGGCTGATTATGCTCTTGGCACGATGCTCAGTCTGATGGGCAATTGCTGCGAAGTCATTGGCAACATCTATGAGAACCCGGAGCTACTGGAGGTGGCCGAGCATGAGTAAGCGGTGGTACCTGGTGGAAGGACACCTTAACGGGGACTATTGGGTGCTGGTTGATGAAACTAACCCAAACCAAGAAGATGAAATAGAAGAAATTTGCGAAACCTGTTTTGACAGTGACTGGATTATTGGAGTTGCCGGAACGCTTAAAGAGGCCAGAAAGTTGTGCGGAGAGCACTACGACAACGATTATGGACGTGAAATGTTCAACGAGTTCAAGAAGCTACTGGAGGTGACCGAGCATGACGACTAAAGCTGACATAGACGCGGCGCAAAAGGCCATAGATGCCGCGAACAATGCAATCGGCAAGCTTGATCTGTGTGGCCTGTATGATTGCGCGTGGCAAGCAAACAACAATTATCAACGCATCATTGATTACAACCGGGAGCAGTTGGAGGTGGCCGAGCATGACGATGATTAAGCTGGACAGCGGGAATTACATCAACACAGAAGCCGTCGAAGTAATCAAGGGTGGTGACAACCCATACATCGTGACGCGTTGCGGTGACGTGATTACTATCACCCCCGCCGACAGAGACCGCATCGTGGAAGCAATCAATGGGCCAACTGTGGCGACTGCACAACAGGATGGCCTCAAGCCATTTACCGCAGAGGACTTCAAGCACATTGGGAGGGGCAACGCATGACAGCACACAAATACTACAAGCGCGGGCTAGTGACCGCAGAACGGTTTGATGGTAGCGATGAAATGGCAAAGCGATGGGGACTTCTCGCTGATGGCCCACGATGGTATACAGGCGATACCATCATGGACTTTCTGGTAAAGCGTGGCATGTGGATAATTGGAATGCCAAGAAAATACCTGTCACAACAGATAATCACTGATGAAGCCTTTCACCGCCTATACGCACCGCTTCCCGTCATTCCGCAGGCGGTGGCGTATGCGATTGAGTGGTTCCAGCAGAACGACGAGACCATCGGCGAAATCTGGCGGAACCTGTACGAAGACGTTGACGATGACTGGAAACAGGTACCGAACCTTCGTGAGCCGGAGGAATGGATGCTAGATCACCAAGATACATTTACTATGGCTTGGTCGCTTGGAGAGTGGGAGGTAGAAGAATGACTGAAACCAAGCAACAGGTCTTCAATGCGGCAGTCGAGAAGGCCGTGGGCATGACGCTGGTGGCCGGATATACCGCCTATGTAGACAAGTACCGCGAAGATATGCAGAAACGTTACGCCGCGGCCTCAGATAGTGACCCGGCGTGCCAGTATTGCCACACTCCATCGGGCAGAGAAGTTACGAAGCAAGAATATATAAATGACTATATGACCGATGAAGCCAATGGCGATCCTATTGACACATTAGATATCGGCATGCTCATTGGCATTACTTGCTGCCAGTGGTGCGGCCGGAGACTGGAGGCAAGCCATGAGCCTGCATGATTATCTGGGGATCAAGTTCTGGTTCGAGGTCATTACTACAATCGTTGGCCTCACTGCGTTTGCTATCTGGTTAATTTACAACTGGTGGCATAATCGTTGATTGCCGTTCAGTCAAACGAAATGGAGAGTATGAATGACAGATTTAATGTTTGAGGATGCTTTATTGCTGGTGCTGATTGGCTTTGCGATATGGATTATCATTAATGGCATATACAAAAAGAAAATCAGAAATGTACAAGGCCAGCCTATGATCGCTGGAGAAGCCTTGTTTGTGGTCACGGTGGCACAAAACAAGTTTGTTGAGTATTACAGCGAGTATGATGGTGACTACAGCATATCTGGAGACAATTCCCATGTTTTCGGCCTATATAAAGATGCCAAGAACTGTGCGGATGCCGTGGGTGGTCAGGTGGTAGCGCTGATGGTCGCGCAAAAATAATTGCCGTCATGCTGTTCATAGCCTTGGTGGGCGTGTGGTTCTGGGCTAATTGGGAAAGGAGTGATGCGCAAGTGAGAAAGACAACAGCTAGTGCTGTGAGCCCGTGGGATTATGAAGCGTCTGTGGCCGAAGCTGACAATGTGCTAGAAGACTATCGCAGACGAAAACAAAGGTCACGGGTCAAGGCTTCTATCCAGTCGCCATCACTTGACGGTATGCCAAGATCATCATCAATCGGCAACGTTATGGAGATAAAGATTACCAACCATTTGGATGATGAAACGTACGTAGAAGTCTGCGAAAAGACAATCGAGTGCATAGAAGATGATGCTCAGCGAAACATACTGAGAGACTATTACATTAAGCGACCCATTGCCGTAGAACTCTTGATTGCTGATTCCGGATACAGCAAGGCCGGATACTATCTAGCCCTCAAGGATGCTCTTTACACTTTTGCTAGTCTATGGCCAGCTGGTGATCACGGACTGCTGGTAAATAAAAAGTAGACAAACGGTAGACAAAGACTAGACAAAGACTAGACATCTACCCTGAAATTGCATGTTATTATTGTATTGTGCCAAAGGTGAGAACCTGAGGCACGCCTTCTTTCATTTTGTGATGTTCCAACCCGATTCGCGGTGATCATGCCTCCGTGGATAGGTAGCTCCGATGTGGAAGCCACGCATGGCTGCCGGTTCGATTCCGGCACGGAGCATAGCTTGCGATGACCCCATCTGACACTGGGAGAGCGAGCAGCAGATATGAATCACAGATATCACCTTAATGTAGTATTCCGGTTTATGCTGGAGTACTATTTTTTTGAGGTGGTAGAAATGAAAGACAAAGTTGACAAGAGTTATTCGGGTACTTCAAGTTTATCAGTGCGTGTTTCTGGTCCTGAAATGCAAGCATCTAAGGGGTACGACTTAGACTCCGTCATTGGTACGTTGCAGGATTCTCAGGCGCTTATAAGAAAGACATACTTGACCAGTCAGGGGAGAGTACGTTTTACATCTAAGGATTATGACAACTTTCAAATTAAACTGAAAGAATGGCGAGAAGGTTCTCTGTGGTCCGATTTAGAGCTTGTTTATTCAAGTGTGATTTTGCCTACAATTCCATTTGTTGTCGACAATCGTGAATTCATTTGGGAATCTATTAAAGACTCCTACACTTTTTTAAAAGCAAAATTAACCGCCAAGTCAAAGGGGGAGGACGTGAAAGTGGAGCAAAAGGCAGGCGAACACGGCGTGAATATCACAAATAATAGTTCTGGAACAGTGATTGTTGTTGGTCCTGGACTCCCCGATTTTGCTGAGTCGATTAAACCTTATATACAGCAACTAACAGAAAACATTCAACCTAATCGGGTGGACACGATCGAGGTTACTAAGGACCCAATAAGCTCCGCCCCAGAAGATAAAGTCGTTCTTGATTCGTCAGACAAGAAAATATTTGGAGAAACAACATTAACTTCTGACGATCGCGTAAGTATTTCGGGAAAGATTACTGCCCTAAACTACGTGACGAACTCAGGCAATATTGAAATTACTAGTTCTTCTGTTGAGGCTATAAAACCTGGACATGTGTATCACTTGAAGATTAGTACGGATCTACACGCTGAAGATAAGGCCAGAGAAATGTATTTGCGCGACAGACCTTATTATTGTAAATATACGGTGTCTGCTCAAAACCCTAACCGAGTTATGGAAATCACAATTACTGATTGGGATGATATAGAGTGGGATCAACAAGATAAGAATTAAGAACAAGACCCTACGGCGTCTTTTTATTTACTAAAGCGCTCCGCCAAACGGTGAGGTGCTATTTTTGTGCAAACAAATAGCCGGCAAATGCCGGCCGTAAGACTAATCTTTATCAAGTTTTTCTTTCACATCATCAACAGTATCTTTAACGGCATCTTTGGCATCGTCTAATTTTTCTTTTACTTTGCCAAGCACGCCTTCAGCCTTACCTTGTGCTTCACGGGCCTTATCACCAGTAACTTTACCTTCAACTTCCTTGGCTTTACCGGAGATTTTGTCCTTAGTGCTATCAACTTTACCATCTAAGCTCATAGATATTACCTCCTTTTGGTGTACCATCATTGTCCTATATTTTGAGTTATATTGCAAACAACTTATTTTTGGAGGCGAACGGATTGCAATGGACAGATGAACAGATCGGAACGATGCGCAAGCTCGCCTCCGAAGGATTTACCAGACGCGAGACAGCAGACAAGCTAGGAATTAGCTACGATGCAGTCCAGAAGAAATCGCGTCGGCTTGGAATTGAGTTTCAATCACCCATGCCTAATGAATATGACTCAGACGGTACACAGTCTAGTGAGACAATTCTAAAAGTCGTCAGGGGCCACAAAATGACGCCCAGAGAGGTACTAGAAGCCCACGGGTATGATTACACCAAGTGGGAGCTTGTACGTGCCACAAGCAACTACTGGAAGCAGAAGCCTGAAGCAACGCTTTTCCAGAGCAAAATACAAATCAGACCGCTAGTCGATGCTGAACAATATGAATCATTGATGAATGACATCATCACACACAAGGAGCCCTATAAAGCCAAGGCTCCTATTTTTGTGCCGTCAGAACGATATCTTGTCATTCCAGCATTTGACACGCACTTCAACGGACACACGTTTGATATTTACGCAGAGTCCTTGAAGCGGCAGCTAGATATCATACAACGTGGCCATTATGCAAAAGTATTGCTTATTCTAGGCGGTGACCTGGCTCACGTGGACAACATCAACTCGACCACAGCAAAGGGCACACAGCTCGAAACAACCGACTTAGGCGAGACTGTGAACGAAATGGAGCAATACTTCGAGACACTGATTGAAGCGATCATTAAGAACGCGAATGAGTGTGAAGTCATGTATTGCGCCGGGAATCATGATCCGTCAGTTGGTTATATGTTTGCCCGGTTATTGAAACGCGCCTACAGCAACCAAACAAATATCACGTGGGACATATCACTTAAGCATTACAAGGGAGCGATGTTAGGCCACAACTTTATTGGTGCCACTCACGGAGATAAGGGCAAGAACAACTATCTTGCCAAGTATCTCGATGAGTTCGGCTTCATGTTAGGCACAGCACAGAACCGCGAACTGTTTACGGGACATCTCCATTCAGAGATGAGCAAAGACCTAGGCGGATTCGTTCAGCGTCAAGTATCGACACGCAAGCCAACCGACCAATGGACTGATGATATTGGCGTGGTTGCACACAAAACGTTTGAGCTGGTCGAATACAGCGATCATGATACGAGGGCAATCTATTATGTCTAATGCGATGAAGCGAGTCGGCTACGGATATGTAAGCCACACAGAGCAAGCAATCATTGAGAAACTATCAAGGGAAGAGAAACACATGAAAGCAATCATCTATACGAAGCCAAACTGTCCAAAGTGTCGGCTAACTACAAACCGGCTA